AGACAATCCCCCCAAAGCCCCCCCGCAAGCGGGGGAGCGTAGGCGGCTGCGCCGCCGGGATGTTCAAGAGCAATTGAAAGACCCGAACTGGGTGCCGTTCTAGACGAGGAGACACACATGGAAACGACGCACAACTGGGCAGACAACAAGCGGCACATGATGAGCCTCTGGCCGAGATGGAAACCGACGCCGGAGGAAAGCACGCTGCTGAACAACCGATGGGGCGAGCTGCGGCAGGACGTGCTGCGGACGTGCATCGACAACAACCGACTGCGGCGCAGCAAGACGCCAGACATCGCCGCGATCCACCAGGAATACTGCCGCGTCACTGGCGCCGGCACGAAGCCAGTGACGGGGTTGCCGTCCGATGTCGAGCGCACGCGACGCGAGCTGTCAACCTGCGTGCCGCTGTCCGATGACGAACTCGCGGCATGGGACGCATGGGCCGAGGAAGTCCTCGCGACCGCCACGCCAGCGGAGATCGACGCCGTGCGCGAGCGCATGCCTGTCGGCGAGACGCGGCGCGTACTCGCCATCGCGGTCGATTATTGCAGGAGGAACCCGCGCCATCGGTAGACTGCGGGCATGGCGAAACGCCGGCGCGTGTACCCCATCCTCCTCGCGAACCTGGACGACTGCCTGCTCGGGATGATGTACCCCGCACCCGGCGACAAGGGAATCCCCGTCGCCGTCTACAGCGGAGACATGATCGCCGCCAGACTCCGCGACGACGAACACATGACCCTCCCCGAGGCGCGCGCCTTCGTCACCGACAACATCGAGCAGAACGACATGGGGCCGGGAACCGCGCGCATCATCTGGGCAGCGACCGCCGAGGATTTCGGGACGCCCGTCGCAGCCGACTGATATACTCGGGCGAATATGTACATCCGTTGCTACAACGATTTCAAGCGCGTCATCACGGAAGCCGTTGCTGCGCAAGGATCTACGCGCAGCGCGCTGGCGAAACAGCTCGATGACGCCGGCCTCCTCCGCGCCCACAGCGTGAAGTGCCTGCTCGGCACGCCGGGAACCCGCATCGGCCGGCGCAAGCCGTCGTTCGACTCCGTGCTGACCATCGCGAACGCCGCCGGGTTCGACCTCACACTCACCCCCAGGAGCTGACCAATTGCCAAGCAAGACCGCCAAGCAGTGGGTGCGTGGTGAATTGCAACGGGCTGTCAATGAATCGCAATCAGTTAGGGAAGTTGCAGCGCGACTTGGTCGAACGATCAAGGCTGTGTATTCACGCGCACATATCGAACAAGTGTCATTGAAACACTTCATGCCAAAGCGAACAACGACAAGGCAGGAATACATGCGCTTGCATTACGAGCGCAACAGGGAGCATCGAGATCAATATTGTCGAAAGTGGCGAAACACCACGCGACAAGAACTGTTGTTGCAATACGGCGGAAAGTGCAATCATTGCGGCATTGACAATCTTGATGTCCTTGATTTCGATCATGTCAATGACGATGGGAATCAAGACAGGAAGAAAAACATCATCTTCTTCGTGCAGCAAGATCCAAAACGTTTCCAAGTGTTGTGCAAGAATTGCAACTGGCTCAAGGAACTTAAACGGAGACATCATGCCAAGTAAGTCAGCAAGTCAACGACGTTTGATGGCGGCCGCAGCGCATTCCGCAAAGTTCGCAAAAAAGGTGGGTGTGCCGATGTCGGTTGCAAAAAAGTTCAACCGAGCCGACACCCGCAAGAAGGCGCGCCGAAAGTGACGCGCCTCGTCGCCGTCAACGAGAACGGCCAACGCATCGGGGAGACACACCACAATGCCACGATCCCGGACGAAGTCGTCGCAGCCATCCGCGACCTCCACGAAGAACAGCGAATCGGCTACCGCCGGCTCGCACGGATGTTCCTCCTCCACGTCGAAACCGTCAAGAAGCTCTGCCGATACCAGCGGCGCGCGCAAGTCCCGAAGGGATGGAAACGAGTCCCCGCGCCCGATGGGACGGCCCCCGGAACCAGTGCCGGAAGCGATTGCCACGGAAATCCTTGAATGCATCGCGAACGGAGAAAGTCTCCGCGGATGGTGTCGCGGCGCGAAAGGACGGCCGTCGTTTACGACGGTTTACGATTGGCTGAAGAAAGACGAGCAGTTTGCCCTACGCTTCAAGGAGGCACGGACGGCTGGGTTTGATGCCATAGCCGATGAGTGCCAGATCATCGCTTCGGAAGCGCCAACCGACCAACTTGATCTTGGATGGAAGAAACTGCAAATCGACACTCGGCTTCGTTTGCTGGGCAAATGGGATCCAAGCAGATACGGCGACCGCCAGCAGGTCGCGCACGAGGGCGGTGTCAACATCGTGCTGAAGACGGGCGTCCCGGATGCAAAGACAGGTTGAGCTGCACTACCAGCCTCGAGAGTGGCAACGCGAGTGCCACGAGAACAAGCGCCGTTTCACGGTGCTTGCGCTGCACCGGCGCGCCGGCAAGACCGAACTCGCCACGATGGAACTGATCCACAAGGCGGCCGGGTTCAAGCAGGAACTCGGGTTCTTCGTCTACCTCGCGCCGTTCCTCAAGCAGGCCAAGGCCATCGCCTGGGCGCGCCTCAAGCAGAAACTCGAGCCGCTGCGCGTGACCGGGGCCATCGATGTCAACGAGGCCGATCTCGCGGTGGTGTTCAAGCACAACGGCGCGACGATCCGCCTGTTCGGCGGCGACAACCCAGACGCCCTGCGCGGCGTGCGCCTCGACGGAGCGGTCATTGACGAGGTCGCCCAGGTCAAGCCCGAGGTATGGAACAGCATCCTGCAGCCGGCACTCGCCGACCGCAAGGGATGGGCCATGTTCATCGGGACGCCTGCAGGCATCAACCTGTTCTCCGACCTGTACTACGGCGCTGCGAAGCGGCCGGAGTGGTATGCGGCGAAGTACACGGTCTACGACACCGACGCGCTCGACGCGCTCGAGATTGAGCGTCTGCGCGGCTCCATGTCCGAGGAGGCATTCGCTCGAGAGTTCCTGTGCGATTTCAGCGCGGCCGGCGACAGCCAGCTGATCTCGATGGCCGACACCGAGAACGCGGCGCGCAGGAAGTACCAAGACGGCGAGATCGTGAACGCCCCGCTCGTGATCGGGGTAGACCCGGCCCGGTTTGGCGACGACCGCAGTGCAGTCGTGCTGCGGCAGGGGCTGCGTATGGAAACGCCCATCGTCCGCAACGGCATTGACAACATGGCACTGGCGAGCCTGGTCGCGCAGGTCATCGAGGATCGCGACCCGGACGCCGTGTTCATCGACGCCGGCGCGGGGAGCGGCGTGATCGACCGCCTGCGTCAGCTCGGCTACGGCGTGACCGAGGTGCCGTTCGGCGGGAAGGCGACGTACCCGAACCTGTTCGCGAACAAGCGCGCCGAGATGTGGTGGGCGATGAAGGAATGGATCGAGCAGGGCGGATCGATCCCGAACGACATGTCGCTGAAGAGCGAGCTGTCAACGCCGACCTACCAGTACGACTCGGTCGGCCGGCGCGTCCTCGAGTCGAAGGACGAGATCAAGAAGCGGCTGCAGGGCGGCGGCTCGCCGGACATCGCCGACGCGCTCGCGCTGACGTTCGCGTACCCGGTCGCGAAGCAGCTGCCTCGAGAGGTGCGCGAACTGATCCAGCCGGACAACCGCGACTACGACCCATACGAGATGGCAAGGGAACCGTAAACGAAAGCGGGAGGGCTAGATTCCATGACGATCATCCGCACGGCAACGCACGACGACATCGAGGCGGTGGCAGCAATGGGACGGCGATTCCTCCAGTTCGCGCCGCAGGCCAAGCACCTGCCGCTGACCGACGACCAGGTCGCCGAGCGCAGCCGGTGGCTTGTCGAGTCCGCGCAGGTGTTCCTCGCAGAGATAAACGGCCGCGTCGTCGGGATGCTCGCGTGCATCCTGATCCCGGCGTGGCTGGCCCCGCACGCAACGATGGCGCACGAGCTGGCGTGGTGGGTGGACGAGGATGCGCGCGGCTCGAGCGCGGCGATCCGGCTCGTGGACGCATACGAAACATGGGCGCGCAGCAACGGCGCGACCGTCATTGCCATGTCCGACCTCGAGGTCAACGACCGGGTCGGGCGCATGCTGACCAAGTTCGGCTACGAGAAGGCCGAACGCACATACATCAAGGGAGCTTGACATGCCATTCTTTACTGCGCTTGGAGCTGGACTTCTAGGGACATCTGGAGCTATTGCCGCTGGAGGAACTGCCGGTGCTGCTGCAGCAGCGACTGCAGCAACGGTTGGTGCTGCAGTCACTGGCGCAGCTGCCGGCGCGGCTGGCCTCGGCTACGGCATCTACGCCGGCGAGCGCGGCGCAGCCGCCCAGGAGAAGGCCGCTCGGCAGCAAGCCCAGGCGCAGGCGACCGCCGCCGGACAGGCTCGGAGCCAGCAGCGGCAGTCGGAGATGGCTATGGCCGCCGCTAATCGACGCCAGCCGGACATCGCGACCATGATGGCGAACGCCGCAGAGGGCGCCGCCGGCGGCCCCGCCGGCACCATGCTGACCGGGCCGACCGGCGTCAACCCGCAGGATCTCGCGCTCGGTCGCAGCACCCTGCTCGGAGGCTGAACATGAGCGAATACACCGGAGACAACTCGTCCTATCCCGACGCCCCCACGCGGGATCGGCTGTTCACCCGGTGGGGCCAGCTCAAGAGCGAGCGCGCGTCCTGGTGGGCGCACTGGCAGGAGATCACGTCCTACCTCCTCCCGCGCAACGGCCGCTACTTCCGGCAGGATCGCGACAAGGGATGGCGCCGGCACAACGCGATATACGACAACACCGGCACGCGCGCGCTCCGCACGCTCGGTGCCGGCCTTATGTCGGGCGCGACATCGCCGGCGCGGCAGTGGTTCCGACTTGCCACACCCGACCCGGAGCTGAACTCGTACCAGCCCGTCAAGCTGTGGCTCGATGACGTGACCAAGCGCATGCAGCGCGTGTTCCAGAAGTCGAACACCTACCGCTCGCTGCACCTGATGTACGAGGAACTCGGCGCGTTCGGCACCGCAGCGAGCATCGTGCTGCCCGACTTCGACCAGGTCATCCACCACTACCCGCTCACCTGCGGCGAGTACTGCATTTCCACCGATGCGCAGGGCCGCGTCTGCACGCTGTACCGCGAGTTCGAGATGACGGTGTCGCAGATCGTCAAGGAGTTCGGGCTGAAGAACTGCTCTGTGGCCGTGCAGAACATGTACAGCACGGGTAATCTCGACCAGTGGGTTCCCGTGATCCACGCCATCGAGCCGCGCATGGATCGCGACATCGAGAAGCGCGACAGCAAGAACATGCCGTGGGGTTCGTGGTACTTCGAGGTCGGCGGCGAGGACGGCGTGTTCCTGCGCGAGAGCGGGTTCATGCAGTTCCCGTGCCTCGTCCCGCGCTGGTCGGTCGTCGGCGGCGACATCTACGGCAACAGCCCCGGCATGGAGGCGCTCGGCGACATCAAGCAGCTGCAGCACGAGCAGCTCCGCAAGGCGCAGGCCATCGACTACCAGACGAAGCCGCCGCTGCAGGTGCCGGCGTCCATGAAGAACCGCGACGTGGAAACGCTCCCAGGCGGTATCAGCTTCGTGGACGGTGTCAACGCCGGCATCAAGACGGCGTTCGAGGTCAACCTCAACCTCAACTACCTGCTCGCCGACATCCAGGACGTGCGCGAGCGCGTGCGCGGATCGTTCTACGCCGACCTGTTCCTGATGCTGGCGAACCAGGCGAACACCCGCATGACCGCGACCGAGGTCGCCGAACGCCACGAGGAGAAGCTCCTCATGCTCGGCCCTGTCCTCGAGCGGCTGCACAACGAGCTGCTCGACCCGCTGATCGACATCACGTTCACCCGCATGCTCCAGAGCGGCGTCATCCCGCCGGCACCCGAGGAGCTGCAGGGCATGGACTTGAACGTCGAGTTTGTTTCCATGCTCGCGCAGGCGCAGCGCGCCATCGGCACCAACGCCGTTGACAGGTTCGTCGGCAACCTCGGGCAGATCGCCACGATGAAGCCGGACATCCTGGACAAGTTCGACAGCGACCAGTGGGCGGACATCTACGCCGACATGCTCGGCGTCGATCCGTCGCTGATCGTCGCCGACAAGGAGGTTGCGATGCTGCGGCAGGCGCGCAACCAGGCGATGGCCGCGAAGGAACAGGCGGCGGCAATGGAGCAGCAGTCGAAGACCGTCCGCAACATGGCGGCAGCCCCGACCGGGCAGCAGAACGCCCTCACCGACGTGGTCAACATGTTCTCCGGCTACGGCTCGCCGTCGCCCATCGAACTCTGAAAGGAAACGACATGGCAATGGTCAGCATGAAGCTCGAGAAGAACGGCGAATCCGAGGAGATGTACCCCGAGGATCTCGTCATCGAACTTGGAGCCGAGCAATTGTCGAAGCTCGGCATCACGTCGCCGATGAAGCTCGGCACCGAGGTCACGATCACGGCGCGCGCATACGTCGCGGAAACGAGCGCGACGATGGTCGAGGGCGGCATGGAGCCGAGCATCGAGCTGCAGATCACGGACATGTCGATCAACGGCGGCGACCGCGCCGGCAACGCGGCGACGATGCTGTACGGCTCGTGACGAGGGAACCGTAAGAAAGATGCGCAGGGATATCTTTCGGCCGTGAGCAGTTACGACCCTCTCGACCTGCGAGGTCAGGAGCGCAGCAAGGCGGAACGCGAGCTGCGCGAACGGCTAACGCGCGAGGCTGAAGAGTCGGACGTGAAGTGGCTCATGTCGAACAAGCGAGGGCGCCGCGTCGTGTGGCGACTCCTCGACCAGGCAGGCGTGTTCCGTTCCAGCTTTAACACGAACGCCATGTCAATGGCCTTCGCGGAAGGGAACAGGAACTACGGGTTGCGGATGCTCGCGATGATCCACGCGCTCTGCCCCGAACAGTATCCGGCAATGATGAAGGAACAGACCGATGACCGACTCAACGATGATGGAAGCCGCAACAGCAACTAACGGCGCTCCCGCATCGACTGCTCCCGACAGCGTGGCGGCGACGGCCGACAAGCTGTACGGGGGCGAGCAGAAGGCGACCACGACCCAGGACTCGCAAGCCGCGGACACGGCCGCTGCGAGCAAGGCCGCGGAGCCGACCGATGGAAAGCCGGCGCCCGAGGCGGAAACGAAGCCGCAGGGAGCGCCGGAGAAGTACGAGTTCAAGGCCGCGGAAGGACGCACGTTCGATCCCGAGGTCATGGAAGCGTATTCCACGGTCGCCCGTGAGCTGAACCTGTCGCAGGAAGCCGCGCAGCGCGTTCTCGACGCTATGGCACCGAAGGTTGCCGAGCGTCAGCAGGCGCAGATTGAGGCCGTTCGCAAGGAGTGGGTTTCCACTTCCAAGGGCGACAAGGAGTTCGGCGGCGACAAGCTCGCCGAGAACCTCGGCGTCGCCAAGAAGGCGCTCGATACGTTCGGCACCGCCGAACTTCGCACCCTGCTCAATGCGTCTGGCCTGGGCGATCACCCGGAGGTGATCCGGTTCATGTACCGCGCAGGCAAGGCAATCAGCGAGGATCGATTCGTCGGAGGCGCACCTGCCGCCGGCAAGGGCAACCCGAAGACGTTCACCGATTTCGCCGACGTTCTCTACTCCAACACCTAACCACACCAAGGAGCCACGAAAATGGCAGTTCTCTCCAGCAACAATCTGACGCTCGCCGATTGGGCGAAGCGCACCGACCCCGAGGGTCGCGTCCCCGTCGTCGCCGAACTTCTCTCGCAGAGCAACGAGATCCTCGAGGACTGCGTCTTCAAGGAAGGCAACCTGCCGACCGGCGAGCGCGTCGTCATCCGCACCGGCCTCCCGGCCGTGTACTGGCGCGCCCTCAACCAGGGCATCCCGAACAGCAAGTCCACGACCGCGCAGGTCGATGAGGCCTGCGGCATCCTCGAGGCTCGCAGCGAGGTTGACAAGGATCTCGCGATGCTCAACGGGAACACCGCGCAGTTCCGCCTGTCCGAGGACGTGGCCTTCCTCGAGGCCATGAACCAGACGCAGGCGACCACGATGTTCTACGGCAACCCGGCCATCGAGCCGAAGTCGTTCCTCGGCCTCGCGGCCCGGTATTCGGCTGCTCCCGGCAGCGCCGGCATCGGCCAGAACATCCTCGAGGGCGGCGGCACCGGCAGCGACAACACGTCGGTCTACCTCGTCGTGTGGGGTGACAACACCGTGTACTGCCCGTTCCCGAAGGGAAGCACCGCCGGCCTCATGCACGAGGATCTCGGCGAGCAGACCGTGTACGACGGCAACAACCGTCTGCAGGCGTTCGCTACCCGCTACCAGTGGAAGAACGGCCTGGTCGTCAAGGATTGGCGGTACGTCGTCCGCATCGCCAACATCGACGTGTCGGACATGGCGAACGCGAGCAGCACGCAGGCTGCTAGCGCGGCGACCCAGCTGATCAAGCTGATGACCCGCGCCCTGTACCGCATCCCCAACATGGCGATGGGTCGCGCCGCGTTCTACATGAACCGCACGGTTCACGGCGGCCTCTCGATCCAGGCGATGGATCGCGCCCAGAACGTGCTGTCCGTGCAGCAGGGTCTGTCGCAGTTCGGCACCCCGTACAGCTGGCTGTCGTTCCTCGGCGTTCCGTGCCGCCGTGTGGATGCCCTTATCAACGCAGAAGCTCGCCTCACCTGATAGGTGAAGGCAGAAAGGACTCATCACAATGATTCTCGACCAGAACCTCCGACTCGGAAACACCGGCGCGATCACCAGCGCCGCGACCTACATCACCGGCACGTCCGGCACCCCGGACGTTGTTGACCTGCAGAGCAACACCGCCTACTCGGCCACGGCCAGCGGTTCGCTCTACACGGTCGGCCAGGGAACGCAGAACCGTGACATCGGTGAAGGCCGTGACCTCACCGTGATGTTCACCGTCACGACCGCTCTTGCTGGCGGCACGAACGGCACGTTCCAGGTCGTCGCCTCTTCGTCCTCCACGCTTGCCTCCGGCAACATCGTGGTCGGCGAGGTCGGCCCGATCACCACTGCGAACCTCGCGCTCGGTCGCCAGGTTGCCGTCAAGATCAGCCCCCAGCAGATCGCTGCGACGGGCCTGCGCTACCTCGGTGCGCAGGTCGTGACCACCGGCGCCCACAGCGCCGGCGTCATCAGCGCGGACATCGTCATGGACATCCAGGACGGTCGTGCCGTGTACGCCTCTGGCTTCGCGGTTGGCTGATAGGAGGACGCACTCATGGCAAAGGTCAAGGCCAAGATTCTCTGCTTCGTCGCAAACGGACTCCGTCAACCCGGAGACACGTTCGAGTACGACGGCCCGTTCAACCACCACCTCGAGTACCTCGATGGCGTGGAGCCGGCCAAGAACGACGAAGGGTCGGCACAGCCGAAGCTTCGCGTTGGCAGGAAGCCGAAGGCCGAAGCAGCAGCCACGGAGTGATCCTCGTGTGACGTGACGCAAAGGAGGGGAGTCGGCGGGAAACCCCGGCTCCCCTCCTTCTCCTAGCGGGAGGCAAGCATGGCATCGGAAGTCGATATCTGCAACCTGGCGCTCTCGCACATCGGCGACGACGCGAACGTCAGCAGCATCTCGCCGCCGGAGGGATCGGTGCAGTCGGAGTACTGCTCGAGGTTCTATCCCATCGCAAGGGACAGCCTCCTGCAGATGCACCCCTGGAACTTTGCGTCCAAGCGAATGCAGCTCGCGCTCGTGACGCAGCCGTTCGCGCAGTGGAAGTACGCATACGCCGTCCCGGACGACATGATGACGGCGGTCAGCGTGCTTCCTCCGGAAGCGGAGAACGACTACGCGAGCAGGTTCACGCCGAGCGAATACCCGTACTGGAACGCGAACTACGTCCCGCTGGTCGCCGCCGGCGCATACGTTCCGCAGCCGTATTCGATTGAGATCGATGCGCTCGGTAACAAGGTGATCTACACCGACCAAGAGAACGCGCTGCTGCGTTACCAGGCGAAGATCACCGACCCGACTCGGTTCGACCCGCTGTTCACGATGGCGCTGTCGTACCACCTAGCATCGATGCTCGCCGGCCCGGTCATCAAGTCGGAGCAGGGCGCCGCGGAGGCGAAGCGGTGCCAGCAGATGATGGCCGTCTACCTCGCGCAGGCGAAGGTCGCGGACGGGAACCAGCGCAACATCAAGGTCGAACACATCGTCCCCTGGACTTCCGGAAGGTGACATGCCGAGTACCCGCACCTACTACCGTTCGTTCGCCGGCGGCGAGATCAGCCCGGAGATGTTCGGTCGGATCGATGACGCCAAGTACCAGACCGGTGCGTCGGTCATGCGGAACTTCATCGCGCTCCCGCAGGGAGCCGCGGAGAACCGGCCTGGGTTCGCGTTCGTGCGCGAGGTCAAGGACAGCAACGGCGCGACCCGGCTGATTCCGTTCACATACAGCACGACGCAGACGATGGTCATCGAGCTGGGCGGCGGCTACATGCGTTTCCACACGCAGGGCGCCACGCTCACGCCTGGGTCGCCGGACGCATACGACGCCGCGGAAACCTACACGCTCGGCGACATGGTCACGAGCGCAGGTACGGTGTACTACTGCATCGCGACCACGACCGGAAACGCGCCGCCGAACGGAAGCTACTGGTACGCGATGCCTGCTGGGGTCTACGAGATCCCGACCCCGTATTCGGCGTCAGACCTGTTCGACATCCACTATGTCCAGAGCGCGGACGTTCTGACCTTGGTGCATCCGTCCTATGCGCCGCGGGAGCTTCGCCGGCTCGGGGCGACGGAGTGGACGCTCACGTCGATCAATTTCGCCGCGCAGCTTCCTGCACCGACGACGCCGACCGTGACCGCCACGCGCGGCGAGGGCGTTTCCATTTCGACGGTAAATACCGGAACGCAGCACATCACGGCCGTCAGCAGCGTGCAGAACAAGATGCTTGCGCAGGGTGATGCGATCTACATCACCGGCGTGGTCGGCGTGTCCGGGATCAATAACAAGTTCTACGTCATTGACACGTTCCACGCCACGGACAGGTTCTCGTGCTTCGAGTACCAGACGGGTGCGGCGACGACGTGGAGCGGCACATACACGTCCGGCGGCCTGGTGCAGGCCATGTCGCAGATTTCCGACCTGACGAACTACTACAAGGTCACGGCAATCGCGTCGAACGGAGTCGATGAGAGCGATCCGTCGCCGGCCGGGAGCGTGGCGAACAACCTGTACGTCACTGGCGCCTACAACACGATCAGTTGGCCTGCGGTTCCCGGCGCGATCCGATACAACGTGTACAAGCTGCAGAGCGGTCTGTATGGTTACGTCGGGCAGACGGAAACTACGTCGTTCACGGACAACAACATCGAGCCTGACATGGGGCGCACGCCGCCCATCCGCGAATCGGTGTTCGCGAGCGCGAACAACTACCCAGGCGCGGTATCGTACTTCGAGCAGCGCCGCGTCTTCGCCGGAACGAACAACGAGCCGCAGACGATGTGGATGACGCGCACCGGGACGGAGAGCGACATGTCGTACTCGCTCCCGATCAAGGACACCGACCGGATCAATTTCCGGGTCGCGGCGCGCGAGGCGAACACCATCCGGCACCTCGTCCCGCTGACGCAGCTCCTCGCGCTGACCAGCGCGGCCGAATGGCGCATCTCGCCCGTCAACAGCGACACGATCACGCCGACCACGATCTCCGTGCGTCCGCAGTCGTACATCGGCGCGAACAACGTCCAGCCGCAGATCGTGAACAACGCTGTGGTCTATTGCGCCGCACGAGGCGGCCATGTCCGCGAGCTTGGCTACTCGTGGCAGTCGAGCGGATTCATTACAGGCGATCTCTCGATCCGGGCCGCGCACCTGTTCGACAACCACGAGATCACGGACATGTGCTACGCCAAGGCGCCGCAGCCGATCCTGTGGTTCGTGTCCTCGAGCGGCGCGCTGCTCGGCCTGACGTACATCCCGGAACAGCAGGTCGGCGCGTGGCACCAGCACGTCACGGACGGCGCGTTCGAGAGCTGCTGCGTCGTCGCCGAGGGCGCGGAAGATCGCCTCTACGCTGTCGTGCGGCGCAACATCGGAGGCACGACGAAGCGATACGTCGAGCGCATGGCAAGTCGGCAGATCGACAACCTCGAGAACTGCTTCTTCGTTGACAGCGGCCTCACCTACGACGGCACGAACACGACCGCGAACACCGTGACCGTCAGCGGCGGGACGACCTGGGGGCCGGCAGACACGCTGACCATCAACGCATCCGCGGCGATCTTTCAGTTCCCGGCGACTACGGATGTCGGCGATGCCATCGTCTTGACTGACACGGACGGGCAGCAGTACCGGATCACCATCCTTTCCACCCTGTCAACGACGGCTGCTACCGGGCGCGTGGATCGGACGTTGCCGGCGTCCCTCCGTCTTGCCAGCACGAGCGCGTACTCCATCGCCCGTGATTCCATCAGCGGCCTGGATCACCTCAACGGGAAGACCGTCGCGATCCTCGCGGACGGCGCGGTGCTTCGTCCGCGCGTCGTCTACGCCGGGAGCATCACCCTCGACCGTGCCGCAAGCGTGGTGCAGGTTGGTCTGCCGTACAACGCCGATCTCGAGACTCTCCCGATGGTGCTGCAGATCGAGGCGTTCGGGCAGGGGCGAGCGAAGAACGTGAGCAAGGTCGCCCTGCGCGTTTACAAGTCGAGCGGCATCTTCGCCGGCCCGAGCGACACGAAGCTCACGGAGTACAAGCAGCGGACGACGGAGCCGTATGGGTCGCCTCCTGATCTAAAGTCCGAGGAGATCACGATTGACATCAAGCCATCCTGGAACCAGGATGGGACAATCGTTGTCCGGCAGGCCGACCCGCTGCCGCTCACGGTCGTTGGAATGACGCTCGAGGTCGCAATCGGAGGCTGACATGGCACTACAGGCAGGCGCTCAAAGTCCCCTCTACGGCGAATCCACGACCATGCTCGTCGGCACGGCGCCGAACGCAGCCGCACCGTCTTGGGCGAGCGGATTCGCGCAGGGCATGGAAACGCTTGGGCCGGTCGTGTCGATCTTCGGAGCTGTCAACAGCGCCATCGGCACGTTCTACGCGGCGCAGAGCCAGCAGAACCAGCTCAAGATGCAGGCGCAGAACCAGGCTTTCCAAGCCGAGATGGCGCGCATCAATCAGCGTGGAGCGCGGTTCGCGGCTGCGGAAATGGGTGCGGCTGCGAAGCGGCAGATCGGCGCGTTCACCATGCGAGCAGGTCAGCAGCGCGCCAGCACGCAGGCCGCGCTGGCGGCTCGAGGCATTCAGCTCGGCACCGGGACGGCCCAGGAGATCACCGCCAGCCAGGACATCGTCACCGAGATCGACCGCCTGTCCATGAGCGCGGCAACCGTTCGCGCGCAAGAGCAGGCAAAGCTGCAGGCGTTCAACATTGGCGTCGGCGCGACGATGGCAGACATCTCGGCTGCGAACCTCCGCGCAACCGCCAGCACGATCAGCCCCGGCCTCGGCCTTGGGACGAGTCTGCTCACGAGCGCGGCCGACATCGGTTCCATGTGGGCGCGCAACAAGCGCATCGAGGAACTCCTTTCCGGCGTGTCAACGCAGAGGACGTAACAAGTGCCAACCGTTCCTACCAGCTTTGTTCCGCAGGTCGCGCCATCGGGCGGCGGCGAGTCGGCGCAGTTCGTCGCCCCCGGCATCGCGACCGCGGAGAACCTCGGCGCGCAGCAGCAGGTGCAGCTCGGGCGCGCCATGACGGGCGCCGGCAACGTCGCCTTCCGCATCGGCTCAAGCATCCAGGACGCGCTGGACGAGGCCGCCGCCAAGGAAGCAGACGTTGCCACGCTGACGCAGTTCAACCAACTGTCCACGCAGTACCTCGCCACGTCGGGCAAGGACGCCGAAACGCAGTACCAGGCCACGCTCGACCAGATGTCGCAGGTCGGCGCCTCGGCCTTGGACGGCCTGCAGACGGAAACGCAGCGGAAGATGTTCGCGCCGGTGCTGGCGCGGAACATGGCGTCGTTTCAGTCGCGGATGCTCGGGCATCGCAATGCGGCCGTCAAGGACTACAACGTCAAGGAAAGCGTCGCTCGAGGCGAGCAGTACGCCGACGCCGCGGTCGTGGCATACGCGAACAAGGACGCCATCAACCCGATGACCGGCCAGCCCTACGGGCGCGCCGAGTTCGATGTCAACATCGGGGTCGCGCTGAACAGCGTGCGCGCCGCCGGCGCGGAACTCGGCATCCCGGCCGACTCGGCGCAGATGCGCGACATGGAGCGTCGCATCTACGACAAGGTCGCCACGGGGGTGATGGGCGACCTGCTCCGGCAGAACAAGTACGCCGAGGCGCAGGCGTTCCTGGACGAGATGTCCGGCAGCGAGGCCATCGACCCCAAGGTCAACGACCGGCTCCGCACCACGCTCGAGGCCAACCGCGAGCGCGTCACCATCGAGGAGCTGACGCAGAGCATCCGCGCGAACGGCGTGCTGCGCTCGAAGAGCGACCCGGAGTCGTACAACGAGGTCATTACCGAGGAGTCGGCCGCTCCGGAAACGCTGCGCGATGCGCTGGACATCGCCGAGCAGATCCCGAACATGGAAACCCGCCGCGCCGTGCAGCGCAACCTGCGGACGCAGTACGAGCAGGACGAGCGGCTCACGGACGAGGAGTACCGCGTCCGCGTCGAGAACATCGAGCAGTACCTCGCCGTCCCCGGCAACAGCGTCGCCGGCGTCGATCCGATGGATTGGGGCGCGCTGAAGCCGCTCGACCGCGAGCGACTGCAGATGGGGCAGTCGCGCCGCGACGATGCCGCTATCTTGGATTCGATATACACCGACCCCAAGAAGCTGACCCCGGAGTTCCTGTCGCAGAACTGGCGCAAGCTGACCCCGGAGACATACCGCAAGCTCGCCGACACGCTAGCGAAACCGGCGGCGATCCTTGACGCCACGGTGGACGCGCAGGCCATCAATCGCGCCCTAATCGACAACAACCTTTCCAACCTTGCGAACCCAGACAAGGCGAGTGTTCCTGATCGCGAAGCTTCAATCATCCTTCGCGACAACATCCAGCAGATGGTCGCCATCGAGCAGGAGCGGCTTGGCAGGAAGTTGTCAGATCAAGAGAAGCGGCCGATCATCGACCAGGCCATCCTTGAGACTGCGCGTCTGAAGAAGAAGTTCTGGGGCATGGATTGGATTGTTCCTGATACGGAAATGCCGATGGCTGCGATGACGCAGGAACAGTTCGCGCAGGCTTATGTGTCTGTCGGCGGAAGGGAAATTCCTGCGGCGCAGGTTCGTATCGCTCGTGAGGCATTCAAGGCCCGTGGACTCGCAAGGCCCACGGAGGCGGAAATGGTGCAGTACCTGACGGAGAAGGGACTTCTCAAGTGATCGAAGACATCAATGAGCGCATGACGCAGTTCGCACCGTCGCAGAACAACCCGCTCAATGATGACCCGATTGCCGACAAGATTGTCATGGCTCGGAAGGTGACGCAGCAGCCAGATGCTGCGACCATCGATGTTGATCCGATTGCCGACAGGATCGTGCAGAACCGACGCGACCTGATGATGGCGACGTTCGGGAGCGCGGCCGACGCGAACCCCGACCAGGCGGCGCAGGCCAAGAAGCTCGGCGAGCAGTTCGGGGTCGGCGCGGACATCGCCGGCCGGAACATGCAGCAGCTCAAGAAGCAGGCTCTGCTGGACGAACTTGACCGCCGCGACCTGATGCGACGCGACCCGATCCTTGCTCGCTACCTGTCGAACCACGATTTCGCGGCGATGGCGCACGACGACATCGACAACCT